TGATACCAGTGATAATGTCTTCTCAGCGTATCCGGGTGTACGTACTAAAGGCACAAGCAAAAAAGTGGGTCTTACTGAAGCGTTCGAAGATCGTAACAGCAAAGGATATGCGTGGAACAATCTTATGTTACAGAGATGGTCTGACCACAATGGAGTCGAACATCGAGTACTAGAAGATTACGAACGAAACCGTCGACTGATTGATCTCACACATCAACCAGATGATATTAAAGAAATTATAGCCGAAACTATTGCCACGGCAACTAATGCTAACAAAAATATTAGTCAGGTCGGTATCCGATTAATTAAGTTTTGTAATCTATACGATCTTAAAAAGATTGCAGATCAGGCACAGGCTTATGCCGAGCCTCTAAATGCAAGATATAAAAATCAAACGCTTGCTGGAGAAACAATATGACAGACTTACACGCTAAGCCAATTATTAAAGATAAGTTTTGGATCGTTGAACAAGGTGGTGCAAAAGTTGCCACGTTGAGAAAAAACGAAGAAAATCGATTTGTATTGAGTAATGAAACCGGAATTAAAATTTACGAGACTAAAGAAAGTCTAACTAGACAGTTTGGAAAAGATTTCTTTATCGCTAAAATTATCAAAGAGGCTGAGAGTAATCAACCTAACGAAGTCCACGGATATGCTACTAGTACATCTCCGCATAATGCGATGTTTGATATACAACGCAAACTACCTTTGTTTACAAAAAGTGAAGATAGTAAGAGTTTATACTGTGCTGGTTATTATATTATTCGTTTTGAAAAAGGTTGGGTTAAGAGCTTTTGTCCTAAACTGATTACCCTTCAGCGATATGATTACAAAGGTCCGTTTAAGACTGATCTTGAAATGAAACTGGCATTGTCAAATGCAGCAAAATAATCTTCCTACCACACTGCCAGCCATCGAACGACTCATACAAAGAGTCGTATCAGCAGAAAAAACTCAGCAGAAAGACATACGTGTGACTATTCAAGAAGCACGTGAATTAACCGCTGAATTAGCCATCCTAACTTCAAGATTAGGTAAAACAGTTAACGAAATACACCAAATGTTAGCTGAAATAAGTGAATCCACTACTAATATAGATGTAAAGTTCGACGGGGGCGGGTTCGGTCAAGGATAAATATATACGTGGTTAATTAGGAACACGTATATATGAGCAGACCAAAACCCAAGATACTCTTAGAGTACGCTAACAAAGAAACGTTCAAGATCGAGCAGATCCTTGATAGCGAAGCCATTTGGGCAGTATTCTATAAAGAGCAACCTTTTAACCTAAAGAGCGGTAGTCTTGTAGCAAGTTACCCCGGACCGAAATATAAGAAAGTTTCATTTAGCAATCCCGGACACGCACACAATCTTGCCAAGAAGCTCAATAGGTTATTTAAAACTAAAGACTTTGCTGTTTACAAACTCACCCAAGGTGAGAAGGTAGATTAAATTGAACATTAAGGATACCTATACCAAGGTGTTCCTTCAGGCAGCAAACGTAGAAGCCAACGAAGACACTTTGAAAAAGTTTCGACCTGTATGGTGGTGGAACATCCGCGATAAAGATCAAGGCGGGCTTCGTTTGACTGAACAAGCGTTGACATTCATCGAAGAACAGGCTAAAATAAAGACATACCGAATTGAATTTCCTAGTGACTTCGCAATAACCCCGCAGATATTGCTTTGGCTAGATAACTTCATTGCATCGCCATTTTACATCACAAAGAAGTTTATTGTTGTTATGAAAGAAAAATCAGCATTTGAATTATATCTCTTTTCAGGAGATATAAGAAAGATGGGATATAACAAAGCTCTAGCTAGAAGACTTAGCCAAGAATCACAATCAGAATAAACTGGCCACATAAATATTACACAATGTTCGAACTTAATCCAATTGACGTTTTAAAGAAAAGAAAGACCGGGTACTTGCCCGTGCATTTCTCTAAGATTAAAATTTCTGACGGTGACCTCTTTGAGGGATCTGTTGAAAAATGGGTTATAAACAAGCTGAAGGGTAGATATTGTATTACCCGAACGCCTGTAATCGACCAAGAAGGTAACTTGAAATCAGCCACATTTGTGGCATTTGAAGATCAGAAAGAACTAACATACTTTATGTTAGCCTGTCCACATTTAAGGAGAAACTAAATGACAGAAGAAAATACCGTTGACGCACCAGTAGCAGCCCCAGAGGCAGCGCCGGAGCAACCACAAGCAGAACTAAACATCAGCGATCTTGCAGCATTGAGAAGTATCGTTGAAGTGGCATCACAGAGAGGAGCGTTCAAAGCAAATGAACTAGAGGCAGTAGGTAAAACTTTTAATAAGTTAAACACATTCCTAGAGTCGGTTGCAAAAAAGGAGGCTTAAAATGGCCAAGAATTTAAAACACGTCGGTAAGGTAAAGAACACAGGTGCTCGAGTGCTTGTAGTTTTTAGAACACTGCCCGGAGAGTCTAATATGTCTCTCGTATTACCAACAGCAACACTACCTGATCAGTATCACGATTCTATTATGAAACTAGTAGAAACAGAACAGGCACAAGACGCATACGAGTTTGGCGAGATTATGCACATTCGTCCATTCCCAGATGGCCGTCCTATGCTACGAGCAATGCAACAAGATAACAGATTGCAAAAAGTAGCAACAGACAATGTGATTATGACTCCAAATCCAAATGCTGAAGTGATCTTAGCAGACTTAAATGTTATGATTGCTGAACAAAAGAACTGTACGATCGACGATCTATGTACTTTTGTTAAAGGCGGTGAAGCTGAGAAAGTTAAAGCACAAACTAAATCACCAAAAGCTCCAGAAGCTGCTCCTATTAAAGCACAGGCCGCAGAAAATGCAGTTCTTTCTGATTCAGATATTGCTAAATCGTATCGTAGCCAAGCTGATGCATTGTACAAGGAAGCCGCACAGCTTCGTAAACAAGCAGACGAGTTAGATCCTCCAAAAAAGAAAACAACTAAGACGGTAGAAGAAACTAGTGCCTAAACCGTTATTTAGGCCGCCAAGACATTTAGTCAAAGAGTGGCCAGAAGTTTTTGAGGACCTGTATATGAACACGATGCCGGTGGCTTATCTAGTCACCGTTCACATCGAATTCGATAATGGTCGTGTTTGGCAAATTGACATCAAAGAACAGTTAAATGATTCTAACCCTGATGAAATTGCCGACCGACTGTTAGAGACAATGCAGGAATATAAAGATACGATTAAGAAAATGGATTTTAAAGTCGACATCGATAAACTTAAAAAGGATATCGGAGATTCTACTAAAACTATGCTCTAGTATTACCGTAGTGAATTACTTTGTAATCTTTGTTATTTAGATCAAAAGTTCTCCAAGGGTCAATTACGATTGACCCTTTTTCTATTGTGCAATAAAGATCCTGTTGTTCTTCAAAGCCACGATATTCGTAGGTAACTTTTTTATTGTGTGCTAATAGCACAACTCCATATACTCCCCCGATATCGTCACCGGTAAGTGGATCGATATACGTAGGCTCATATCCTAACTGCTCGCAATAGTGTCCAATTAATAAACTGTAACTACCATCAAGATATTCTACACCGGGTTTATAGGCCTTACCGTGAATGAAAATACTCATCTTGTTTATCTTAGCGTGTTTAACTAACACCTTGGCAAGATTTTCTGCTTGTATTTCTCGAGCATTCATAATACTGTCAAACAGATCGTAACCTAGACCTAGCTCTTGTGCCATATATCGTAGAGCAATATTATCTCTAGGATGACAGGCACCACCGTCACCCAGACCGGCTTTCATATACTGTGGTCCCATAATACGCATTGTTGATTTGGCCAGTGCATCTGTTACTACATCTACATTGATATTGCCCTGTTTAATAGCAACATCCTGTATCATATTAACAAGACCAATTTTAGCAGAGATAAAAGTGTTATAGAATACCTTGATACATTCACATTCATCCCAAGTGCCAATAACATAACGGGGTTCGTTCTCCATAACAGTCTTATAAAAATCTACCAACTGTTTTGCATCGCCGGTTTCGTTGCCATCTTCTGTACCAATCATTACCATTTCAGGATTGACCATATCCCAGGCTACTGATCCCATAGCGATTAAATATGGATTATAAACAAATCTAGTATTGGTAACGTGCTTAACAAATTCACGTCTTACTGTTCCTGGTAGTACAGTAGATATAAGAACCAACAACTGATCTTTTTTCATATACCTGTTTGCTTCTTTGAGGCACTCTATAACAATGTCATAAGAAAAGTCTTTTGGTGTTAAGTGAGCAGTAGGAGCTCGCCCATCGTAAGCCGGATCGTGCGGAGTAGGTACGGCAATGAACACAATATCCTTACCGTATACACAGGCTTCTATAGTATTAACTATGTCGACATAGTTGCTGTTTCTATCAACTACATCATATCCTGTTACAGTATGTCCTTTTTGTGCTATTGCTTCAGCACAAGGCATTCCTAATTTACCAACTCCGATAAAACCAATTTTCATAAAACCCTCATTGAAAAATAAACTGACCAGATATTTATATTAATAAATATGGTATGTTTAAAATAGTAGAAGATTTCGAAAAGAAAGTTGCGGACTTTTTTGGAGCTCCGTACGCAGTTGCAACAGACTGTTGCACCCACGCAATAGAACTTTCATTGCGATATCATAAAGTATCTAAGGCCATTTGCCCTTCACACACCTATATCTCTATTCCCTTCACTTTAGAAAAACTAAACATCAATTGGACATTTGATGATCGACACTGGAGTGACTATTACTGCTTAGGCAATACCAATGTGATTGATGCTGCTGTATTTTGGCAAAGAAACGGATACATCCCTAATACACTGATGTGCTTGAGCTTTCAATATAAAAAACATCTCAATCTAGGCAAAGGCGGTATGATATTAACCGACGATAAACAGACTGCCATTAAATTAAAAAAAATGAGTTACGATGGGCGGAGTGGTGATACTCCTTGGATGCTTCAAGATATTGATACCGTAGGATATCATTATTATATGACTCCAGAAACTGCTCAAATAGGATTAGACAAATTTCAAGAAGCTGCATCAACAATTCCTAAACAATGGACCTACCGAGACTATCCATACTTGCCAGATATGAAGGTGTTTCAATGAAGATAGTCTGTGTTGGAGACAGCTGGACCAAGGGATGGGACATTGATCCAATAGATGCTTGGCCGCAAGTACTAGGACGTAGGATTAATGCTGAAATTATTGTGGGGGCTAATCCCGGGTCTGATAACGAAACAATTACCAAGACTGCTGAAAAATTAATTAAAAAGCATAGACCGGATCTGTGTATTATCGGCTGGAGCGGTGTTACTAGATATTTTAAATCAAAGTTTTTAAGATCTGAACAGTTTTCATTAAGTTATGTTGAACCAGAACTATCTGCAAAAAGAGATCAATGGTTTAAGGATCATTCACTTAATGATATTTTAGACACTTGGGAATACTATATGTCTAGAGTAACATCTTTGGGTGTGCCTGTTATAATGTTCAGCGTCTTTGGCGATACTCCTGCAAGAAAGCATATAGAATTTTTAGATAATTCATTTTTAGAGTTTCTTGCAAATTTGCAAGGTGTAAAATTTAAATATCAAATTCCAATTTTTGAATTTGGGTTTTTACATAAAGATAATATAACAACTGAAAAATTTGCAGAAAAGTATTTTGGTAAAAAATGGCAGTACGCCTGTGTTGAAAGAGAAGAGCTTAGAGATTCTAAGTATTTTCTTAACTGCGGGCATCCTAACGAAGCTGGGCATAGTGCTTGGGCAGAGTATTTAGAGTCTATTATATGTCCACGATAAATGAATGGGGAACCTTAAAAAAAGTTGTAGTCGGTGTTGCCGACTATGCACAGATCCCCACCTTAGACAAAAGTCTTCGTACAGTAAATTATGCTGATGTAAAAGACTCTTCAAATATCAAAAGCGGTCGTTATCCTGATCAAGTTATCGAAGAAGCAAATGCTGACTTAGAAACCCTATCTAATTTCTTAACCAAGTGTGGTGTAGAAGTTGTTAGGCCGAAAAGAGAGATTGTTAATTATTATAATTACTGCCCTCGCGATACAATATTAACTTACAGACGCGAATCTATTGTTGCTCCGATGAGCTTGCAATCTAGAAATAATGAATACCTATCCTACGCTAATCATTTAAAATACATTGTAGAAATTCCTAATTATCAAGGCGATGATATTTATAACGAAGACTGCATCGGAAACCCAGATATACTAGCACTACACAATACTCATCCTAAATTTGATGCTGCAAATGTTATCAAAGCAAACGATCATCTATTGTACCTAGTTTCAAATAGCGGCAATAAAGCAGGCGCTGAATATTTGAATAATATTCTTAGAGCAAGAGTTCATACTTTGGAAAATGTCTACAGCTATATGCACATCGATAGCACAGTTGCATTTTTACGTGAAGGACTAATGCTGTTAAATCCTAGTCGTATTAAGAGTGTCGATCAACTTCCAGAATATTTTAGGAACTGGGATGTCATATGGGCCCCAGAGCCTGTGGACATCGGGCATTACCCAGGGTACTGTAATGCTTCGACCTGGATTAATGTAAATTTATTAAGTGTGTCTCCTAACCTAGTAGCACTCGAAGAACATCAACACGAACTCAGAAAACTATTGCAAGAACACGGAATCGAATGCGCTATGCTACCAATGAGACATAGCAGAACGCTTGGTGGATGTTTCCACTGTGTTACTTTGGACTTAGAAAGAAATGTGGATTAAGGGATCAGTAAATCCCGTTTGGGATAATTCTTTTAAAGAATTTGTCTATGTAAGACAGCCTCTTACACAAGACGAAGAGACCGAATGGAGGACTGCTGGGTACACTAACACATACTTTACCGGAATGATGTACGACAGTACAAATCCTATGCCTGGCTGGTGCCACGAGATTGCAAAGACTTTAGAACTTACGAACTGTGGATTTGTGTTTTATAAAATGCCTACCGGTGTTGTTATGCCCACACACATAGATCATTTCTCAAGATATTGCAAAGTGTTTAATGTAGAAAGAGATTCAGTTTGGAGAGCAATTATATTCTTAGAAGATTGGAAGCCAGGACATTATTTTGAGATAGACAGTAAAGCTATTATAGATTATAGCAAGGGTGATTATGTACTTTGGTCGAATGATTCTCCACACGCTGCCAGCAATATCGGATTAGAAGATAGATATACTCTGCAGATAACAGGAACAAAAAATGGCTGATGATCACGTACACGAACTGCTATGGAAAAATCTTCCCATTGATACTCCAGACAACGTTGGATTTCTATATAGAAAAATAGAAAAGTCGTTCTTAAGAAATGTCACTACACCGTATTTTATTTTTACAGGAACAGGTAGTATTAAGAGGCTTGAAAATTTTCGTCTAACTGAAAAACAGGCAAATAGATTACGAAAACAAGGACTAGCAATATATCTTTACGAGCCGCTGTCACTGTACAAAGATTCATTTAATAGATCATTCTATAGCGAGTTTAGGCATACCGATATTGATATACGTGCATCGGAACTAGATAGTATTTCAAGTTTTGCAGAAAAATATAATTTATCGATAACTGTTTATACCGGTGACTACAAGATGGTCGGCATCGAGTATCCTAGATTAACACTTAAATGCTTAGATTTTTTTCTAAGGCAGGATTATATAGACGATAGAATCGAACTTCATCAAGTGATTAAGAAAAAGTTTTGGTGTGGTAATTGGCGATATACTCCGCACAGACATATTGTAATGAGTTATATTGCCAAGATGAATGGCAATTTTAGTTGGCATATTAAAGCTACCTACGAAGATTTAAAAGATAATGTTTGGTTTGATCGGCCAGACATTGTAGAGGAAGGAGCAAAGTTTATAGAAAACAAAATGTTTAGTATAGAATACAACTATGTTGTGTCGGTAGATAATCCGACAGATGTTTATATTCCCAATCATAATGCTCCGAGCGTTACAGAGCACTTAATAAAAAGCTATCTAGAATGTTTTTGTGCAATTATAAATGAAACACGATTCGCACAACCAACTGCAAACTTCAGTGAAAAGACCTTGATTCCACTTTCGATAGGAGTTCCTTTTATACTAGTAGCTCCACCGTATACATTAGAGTACGTACAGAAATTAGGATTTAAAACTTTTAGTAAATGGTGGGATGAAAGTTACGATCAAATAGAAAATCACACAGATCGAATGCTGCAGATATTTGAAATTATTGACTTTATTAACAGTAAATCTGTTGACGAATTACAGACTATGCGCACAGAGATGCAAGAAGTGCTTGAACATAATAAGAAAACTATGAGATCAATACGGATGGATTCAACGATTTTATAAACTGTATAGGTTGAGCAATTGATGTAGGCACTTGGATTTCATAGTTTTTATAATCACTCCAATCACCCTGACCTTTCCAGGACCAGTCAAAACTCCATTCAGTGGTTTGATTTAAAAAGAATTCTTCGTTTAATAATTCTTCAAAGGCCTGATGATCACGGCCGCTATCACCCCACACTGGTTTAGCTAACTTTCTAGCACGTTTAGCAGCGTTACCGGGCATACGTGAATATTCCTGTGCAAAGAATGGTCCGTGCCTATGAGCTTCACGTGGATCGTTTTCAGAAGTCCAATGCTGATTAAACTTGACAGCAAAGTCAGCTGACCACTTACCGTGATCATCAATTTCAAATATGTACTCTGCCCAGTACTGCCCCGAACCGAAGTGTCCTCCAAACTCAGCAGTGTCTAACTCAGGACTAAATCTAACTGCAATTTTATATCCGCCGCGGGCTCGCCATAGAGTACGTAGCGTTGGCCACATTTCATTTACAAGACTGTCGGCGTAAGGATTTATGTTTGTCTTAATAATATTATAATCGTACTTTTCATAAGTTAGGTCTTTGCGAGTGTTGTCGTTATTAAAAGTTAAATCATAATGATACTTGGCAAGGTCTGGGCGCACAGGATAATCAATTTGCTGATCTGGTGCAAGATTATCTACTAGAATATTAAAACCTTTTACACGAGTAAGTACGTGGCTTCCGCCTAATTTAAAATCTTTAGTAATCCAAAAACCTAGATACTTCTGTCCTGACAGATTAAATCTGTCTGGATTCTGACCGGCTATTGTTTCTGGGCCTAATCCGAAGCCCATACCTGTGCCGATGTTGTTGATATTTTCATTACGCATACGCCACAAGAATGTCATTGTGTCTGCAAAGTCTTGATAAGACTCTGTAGGAAATCCTACGATCCAATTTGTCGCTGCATAAATTCCAACTCTTTTTCCATCACGGAAATTCTGTTCCATTTCTGCTACTGTAACACCTTTGTCAATATCGTCTAATACTTTTTGACTGCCGCTTTCGCAGCCATAGTTAAGAGCAATACATCCGCTGTCTGCAAGGTCTTGGAGATATTCGAGATCCATACGACCATCGCATCGAGCATACCCAGTCCATTTGATTTTAAGTCCCTTTGCTACAATGCCTTTGGCAAAAGCACGTAGTTCTTTTAAATTACCATTAACCAAGCTATCAATAAACCAAATAATGTCTGTACCTTTATTGTAGTAAAGATATTCTATTTCCGATAGCGCATCAACTGCCTGCCGTTGACGATACTTCCAGAAGTGCGTTTCTTCACAGAACGTACATTTGGCAGTGCATCCTCGACTTAGTTCACTTAACGCACCGTTAGGAATTTCGTAATCGTTAAAATCTATACTAGAGTAATCTGGCATAGGTAGATTATTTAAATTGATACGTTGTTCTTCTGGCTGTGTGAGATACTGCGGAGTTGGATGAGTGATTCCTGATTCAACTTCGTCTAATATTTTTAAAATGTTTTGTTCGCCCTCGCCATTAACAACATAATCGTAATAGGATTCAATTTTAAACCAGCCGTGCTGTACATTGCTTCCACCTATTACTATCTTTACATCAGGTAGATATTTTTTAAGTTCGGCAATTATCCATTTAGTAGGTTCTTCGCTAAACTGATACATAGAAAACCCAATTACATCAGGCGCATATTTTACAATATCACTAACATACTCTTTATATTTTTCTTCAAATAAAGGATGCACAAACTTGTAATAGTTTTCTCCTACCCATCTCCAACTACTTGCTGGATTCCAAAGCGTAAAATTAATTTTATTAGTTGGTTTTATGTTTAATTTGTATTCTCGGGCACACTTGGCGTTGATATCTAGTATACTGGTTTGGTATCCTGCTTCTTTTGCTACAGCACTTAGCCTTGCAAGATTGAAAGGAGGAAAGCGGGCGGACCACTCTGGCATCAATACCAATATCAGTTTTGTTTTTCTGCTAGAATAGTCGATAGTAACATCTGTAACATTTTTCTGAACACTGGTTTTAGCATAAGGAGCAATAGCTGCGAGCATAGCCTTGTGGCGATCTTCTAGATCAGCCGGCTTCTCTCTCGGCTCTGCCTTATGTTTGAAGTTTTTAAAATTAAATCCCATTAGTTCATCGCTCGAATAAATTCGGTTTTGTTTTTTAATACAGTATAATTGTATTCACAGATTTCTTTTGCCTGATCTAAAAAGTTTTCTAACTCAGTTGATTGTAATTTGCACAATCTTTCTGTTTCATTAACTATTTTAATCATTCTCTTACCATCGTCTGTTTCAAGATCGTAACTTTCATCGATGATTCCATCAAATGTTTTGTATCCTAACTGCTTTAGATACTGCAAACTGTTTGGAGCAGTAGCAACAATAAACGGATGCTTCATTCCAATACACTTGAAAATCTTTTCGCTCCAGAAGGGTACACCGTCATAGCCAGGCTTGGTATGATAAGTAGTTTCATTTACCAAACTAAAGTAGGTATCTAGATAATATTTGTCAGTCGAGTTGGTCTGTTCGGCACGATTAGTTACTAGATCATCTGTGTCGAGATACATCGGATCCATTTGTTGTATATCAATGTTCCTGTCTAGTATATCTAGTATATCTCTATCATTAGAATAGTATCTTTGCATTTCATTCCATCTACTAGACCAGGTGTCCTGTGGAAAATCGCTCTTTCCGAAACTTATATACCCTTGATCTAATAGATTCTTATCCTTTAACAATGTTAACATCAACGGACGATGCAGTCTCCATCGGCGATTAAAATTAATATATTTCTTATTATACTGTTTTTTTGGCAGTGTGTCTAGTGGTATAGTTAACTGATTCGTTATAACCTCCCACATCGCTTCTTCAAATAGACTGTACCATTCTACACGTATAGGATCTTGTCCTAATTGCCTAGATAGATTGCTAACATAGTCAATCATATTCGGAACAGAACTCATAAATATGATCTGCTGTGCCGGAATACCACGCATAACAATATTATAATAGATACTATCTGCTGATTTTAAGAAAGGTTCAAGTCCGTTGTCTAATACAATGAATAGCTTACCTTTTTTTACTCGATCTATATCTTTAGCAGACATCAATTGAAATATGTCATAACATTTAAAACTGTTATGACAGCTGAATTGGCAATACCAATAGTTAAATGTTTCTCCTTTACGTACTACAGTTGCCCTCGAAGTTGTCATCTCCAATCTAGGATTAGATGGATCGTATGTTATTAAGTACGGGCTAGGAGTATTAACACAGGGCATTATAGTACTTCTTGATTCATACGTGTTAATTTCCACGTAGTGGAATCAATATCTGTTATTCTTTTAGCGTTACGAACATTCATTTCGCAATATTCTACCCAATCAATGGTATTTTTAGAAAGGTTTATTTGCGGGAAGACTCGTTGTATATAATCTAGATGTGTTGCTGGCGTTGGGTGATAATCTGTTTTCTGTGTTTTGCTATGAGCAATTGGAACTTGCGGCCACTTACCATTGCAAGATAGTGATAATAAATCTGGACAAATATAATCTATAGTAGATTGATACAATTTGATTACATCATCGAGTCCTTCTGTCGGGTTATCAACGTAATAATCTCCGTAGTGCGACGGTGACTTTACAAATGGACTCATATTTAACATATAAAAATCACAGCCTATAGATTTTAACATTCCGAGAGTAAGTCTGATTAACCCTAGATCTCTAATTAAGTATCCCCTAACATCAGAATATTTTCTAATATAGTCAGTGTCATAATAATCCTGTGTGTATATATTTCCAGGAGTATGCCAATATCGTTTTACATATCGATCTTCCCTAGTCGTACTAGTCCACATAACGATTACTAGGTCGTCTTCTGTGAATTTGTATCTCTGATGAGCTTCAGATATCTGCAATGCTATAAAAGTATTGCCAGCACCACTACGGCCAAAGTTATAATACTCGCTAAATTCTTTTCCAATAATATCTGCCCAGGTTGGCCACCAGTAATCTGTCATACTGCAACCGAATGCAAAAAATCTTTTGTATTTTTTAAATTCAATCATTAAAATATCTCTCCGATCTATTTAATGCTTCGGCTAACGATGCCCTATGAAAATTACTGGTCCTAGATAAATTAAAGTTATGCTCTATAGTAGGCATTGAGTTATTAATACGATCGAGTTTTTCTTCCATTGGCAAGTTCACCCACTTTAATAATTCATTATGCGTTGCCTGCATTCTTTCTATGTCATCTTCTATGTCATTATAACTTGGATCAATTCCACACCAGTCAGTTTTAAATCCCATTTTGCGCAACGCTGCAAGTGTGCCAGCGGCGGCTAATAATATAACAGGATGCCCTAGTGCTAATGGTTTATAAATTTTTTCTGTTGGGAACACACTTGGTTCGTTGAACTTGGTTTCAGTTATAAAAGATAGCAAACTGTTTTTATAGATATCAATATTATATTGCGGGCCTGCATTTTCGTTTGCCCAATTGCCGTCAATAAATTTAGGATAGTTGCTATCCATTACAGAATAATAATCGTCACTCAAGGCGTTTGATAGATAGACAGCCGTATTATCACGAAATATCTCGTTAGCACTGACTAGTCCGTTTTTTAAAATATTATCCTTAACTAACTTATATAAGTGCGCACCACGATGAGGCCTAAACACACGATTAAGACTATTATAATCTTTTACATTTTTATTGTCTATGGATTGTAGTATTGCTGGCTCATCAGGAATGTTAGCATCAAAGAATACCTTTAAAAATGTATTCGAATACATAACTTCAAACAGCTCGGGCTGTTTGGTTTTTTCTAACCATTGCTTGTACTGCGACTCAGCTTTCATATTACCGTGTAATATTAAAACAGATCCAGAAGGTAAAGATGATCGGATTATAGCGTCAGTAGTTGATCGATAGCAATCAAAACTGTCTGTAACAAATACTCCGCCTTCTTTGTCTCCTGCAATGACAATCCTTAAGAGTTTTTTTCGAACTAATACTTTAATATGATCAGGAATTAACTCTAGTATGTGCTGTGTTGGTGCACCGGTATCTGTTAGTACTCCGGCCCACCATTGAGGATCTGCATTAACGTCAATAAAATAACAACCAGGTGTATCGATGTTACTAACTGCATCAATCTTGAATCCATATTCTAAAAGTCGTTTTTTTATAATCGATCCTGGAGACACTAACCAAAAAGAATTATCTCCATCAGATGTTAAATGGATCATATTTGAATCGTAGGTATTTAAATTATCAAAATACGATTTCACGAATATAACTCCGCTAATTCAGGAAATGTTTCTACAAAATGCCTGTTGCGTATTTCATCATAATGATCAGTGACATTTAAAAATTCTAGTCTCAATTCTTCACTATAAACACTATTCTTTAAATGTGAAATAACATTGTCTAGTTGTCTATTGATTGAATTATTATATCTTGTGTTTTCTAGTTTTTCAATTATAGATTCTCGTAGGTTGTCAGGAATAATTGAAGTACTGTAATAATGAGGATTGATTAAATTATAAAAATTTAAATTCAAATTATTTCCAAACATATCTGTTATCTTATCTAAGAAAGGTATTAGAGTAGCAACATTAAATGCCGATACAACTGAACTTACTCCTAACTTAACTGCTGGAGCTTCTTGACGAATTTTTAAAACGTTAGTTTCTATTTCTTCCCAGACTGTACCTTCTCTGATATACTCTGCTCGGTCTCCCCAACTGTCTAAACTAGCATAAACTTCAACACGACTAAACTGATTCCAATAATCAATAATTGATTTATCTTTATAATATAAATTGCTTATATTTGTGTTGTATCGTAATTTAACATCGGTGTTACCGATCTCAATTAGATAGTCTAGTATTTCATAGTGCTTGTCTGTAAGTAATGGTTCGCCACCTGCAAAATAAAATTCTCTAATGTTAGCTAGGTGTGGTGTTATCTGTGAAAACAGATGATCGTTGTTTTCTCCGCCCGATAATATAAACACTGGCTTGTTATAACCTTGTTTATTATCTTCAGTAGCCCAACTACTAGAATATGTGCTAGAACAGCTACGACATTTAAAATTACAGATATTACTCCACCGTATATCTAGGTATTTTAAATCCATTGAATCGAGCGAACCGTCTGGATTTGTAAAGTAGGCCAACTTGTTAAAATCTTGAAACTCAATATTCTGATGTTGCCTTGCACTTTTTATACCGTTATCTTCACTGTGATAGCAAGCTGAACATTCTTCACAACGTTCTCCGTTGAGCATCTTTAAACGCATCGACTTATATTGATCGTTATTCCAGATTTCTTTTATTGTGTTATTACGAACATTACCCAAAGGTTTATGATGATCGCCAATGCAACAAGGTAAAACGCTGCCGTCTGGATTGGCATAAAAGTGTACCCAAGGCAGTATACAGAATGTCTTAGACGATGCGGCAGTCATAATAGAAGTTTTCCAATCCTGGGAAGGTTGCAACAAAATCCGTGCCTCTTCGGCGGTCATATTCGGTAAACCAATTAAAGAAGTCGCGTTTGCCTTCTAACAGCTTCTCGTTAGTATACTGAGTCGTTTCCATATACTTTACAACTCTTTCAAATTTAGCATACTCTAAGTCGTTGAATTTGCTGCGGTTTTTATCGTCTAGATTGGCTAGAATGAAGTCTAGATGGGTTTTCATATAGTTCATAAACTCATCCTTGGGCAGTATATTCATATCGTACTGCAAAGGCTCTTTTAAAAACGGTGTATCAAAGCGTATACGCTGCCATTTATTTTGATCGTTGCCATTGTACTTTACACGCCATTCTAATATCTTTTCTAATAGACTTTGGAATGTTGTTACACTTAAGATATTAAATGTAATCATAAAGGTAACAGGCAGAGTTGTCTTTGTTAGGTAGGTGTCTAGGTTCTTTTCCCATACCGCAATGTCTAGTCCTGTGCGAATATATTCTGCAGGTTTACCCCAGGTGTCAATACTAGTAAACAGTTTAAAGTCTTTAATCTTCTTTTCACTCAATAGTTTGTTTACTTTCTCTACAAGTCGATCGATGAGGATCGGCTTGACCCCGAAGTTACTATTAATGTTAAGCTCAAGATTAGGTTTAGGATTATTATTAAGCTCATCTAAAAGTCTCCAAGTTGATTGTTGTAGTAGCGGTTCTCCGCCAGTGATGCGTAAAATTGTCAGTGTCTTACTAACTTCGGGCCACCATTTCCACCACGCTTCTACGTAGGGATTAGTTTCTTCTTCATAGACTGTAAACCAGTTGATGTCGTTACGATGATTCTTAACCATATCGTATGGTCCAAAATCTTTAATCTCTTTATGGTATGCACTGCTATGCTTAGGATGACAGTATCCGCATTTAAAGTTACACTCGTTGCCAAAACTGATTTCAATGTATTGTGGATTTACAGGAGCTAGAGGATCGGCTTTAATAGCTCCTAGTCTTTCCTCAGTATAGATACTTGCATTGCGTTCTTTACGATCACTGATATAATCTTCGCCCATTGCTTCAATGTTCCAACAATAATTGCAGCCACTAGGTTTTTGACCTGCTATCATTTCGGCACGTTGATTGATCTTTTCTTTAGTGTTATGCAATGCACTTGGGTCTACTGCGATTTCTGCTAACGGAATTTTATGTGGAGCAGGATGATAACAACTATGTGTTTCTCCTGTTTGCAAATAGATAGTCGTGTGATGCCATTTCGCTAGACAAAACGTAGGACTAATCTCATTCATTATAGGAATGAATTTTTGTATCCGTACTTTGTCATCCATTTAGATTTTCCTTTGCTAATTCAAATTGTTCTTTCAACCAGTCGAAGTCATTTATCTTTGCTAACTCAGCGGGTGCATTTTGCCAGAATAGACCAAAATATTTGCCTGCTATCGCACCCATATATGCGTAGGAACCGTATGGTACAGATTCATTGAGCGTATTCCACGCTTCTAATCGCTGCTGTGTTTCTTTATCGTCTTGGCGATCAATTACTCTGCTGGCTAATTTACAACATTCACGGAATGCACTGCGCCAGGCGCTAAATGCATCAGTATTAAATCGAGTAACATTACTAACTTCTGGCATTGGGCGAAATAGCTTTGATATACTAGTTGTCATATCTGCTTTAGATAGGTCCATATCAATAGTCATCCGTGTTGGTAATAATTTAACTCCGCCATACCCATATACTAGTTCGTTTACTGGATTTTGACTTTGCCAAACATACACTGTGTTTTTTGCATTAAAATCAAAATGTGGAATTTGATAATCAAATTTAAAACTATCTACAATATCAGCATCAGCATCTACAACATAAAACATATCTGTGGAAACACGCTTGGCCGCTTCAACGTGTGCTTGATGTATTCCCTTAACACCCTGCACCCAATGTACTCGATTACCGTCTATATGCGTTAACAGTGCAGAAAAATTTGTCTCTGCAGATGATTCATTATACGAAATAAAAACTACATCATATTTTCTTGGGTAACTGGCCACTGTGTCCATCTCTTTTTTATTTGTAAAGAATCTATATTCCCACTCTCGTTGCAGTATACGTGCATTCTTAGGGAATATACAGATGCCGTCATAGAAGTTACCATTCTTAAATACGTGAACATATTTTTCATCCCACTTAGGCACACGATAATCTAAATTAAATTCCGGGTCTAGTAAGACATAATCCCATACTACC